CTTTATTAGTTAATCCAATAGCATCCGTTAATAAGTCAAATGCCTTAGAAATACCACCTATTAAAATTTCAAATACTTTAAACTTTTCAAGTAAAGGAATAATTATCCCTATTAAGAACATTAAAGGGTTAGCCTTAATCGCATCGCCTATTCCTTTAAAACCTATCTTTATTTTGTCTAAATCTAAGTTCTTAAAACCTTCTCCAAGTAATCCGGTACTCGCTCCAAGCTTTTCAACTGCTGTACCTTGTACTTTTGCTGCATCCCCTAAATCTCCTAATCTGTCTTTTAAGTCCGTTACCTTCTTTTGAGCTTCTGCATAAGATTGTGTACCTACTTCGCCTGCTTGTAATAATTCGTTGTTAGCATCCTTAATAGCCTTTTTAAGGTCTTGCATTGTTTTTATCTCTCGGTCAACTCCACCGATAGTAATTGAGAAAGCTATATTTTCAGCCATTTTGAATGTCTTTTATTAATTGGTTAATCTCTTCGTTGTTTTGAGTATACATAGTTAATGTAAAGAATAATCCGTCGATACCATCGAGAATATTATCCATTAAGTATATATCGCTGTTATGTACCAGTTTCCGTTCCATTTTACAATTTTTACTGAATGATTTGCTGTGTTTATTTCGTATGTTGCATTCCCGTCAATAGTTCCTTCATCGGGTGTTATAATTAATTTATGTGGTGCTCCAAGCTTTTTAAATGTTACTTCATCCGTTCTGTCATTTAAAGTTACATAGATATTTCCGTCGCTTGTATCTACTAAATAAATACTATAAATATCCTCAGTAGTATAAGCTGCTGTACCTACTAACCTTGTGTAACCTCCGATACTACCACGTAACATCGAAACACCTGAGTGCTGTACTTCTATCACTTCGTTAGTTAAACCAACTCCTGTGAAATTCTGTACATCACTATTAACTATTACACCCGAACAATTAATTAGATTTACATTCCTTGCACCATCGGATATGTAATTATCACTACCTCCGATAACAGCACTATCCGCTCCGTAGTTATTATTACCACTACCTCCTAAATTAGTATTACCGCTTAATTGCCTTAAATTAGGCCCATTGTCAGGGTTATATACCTCAGGAGTAAATCCGTTGTATAAAGGCATTCTAATAAGTTCTACTAAGGTTGTTTGTGAGCTTAGTGGGTCAAAGTCAACTATCTTATTAACTAAATAATAAGTGTTATTAATAAATACTTTTGACCTGAATGTGAAATTCTTTATATCTATTGCACTTAGATTAAAATAAGCCTTTACTACTTTTGAATTTTGGTCCGATACCATATCGATAAAAGCTTTATGGTATAGGTTATAAAGATTGTTAGTAGTAAAAGTTCCTAAGAATGGATAATCTAAATATTTAGTTTGAAAGTTTAAATCGTAAGTAGGTGTTAATGGGTTATCAGTATGTCCGGCATAAGGATAATAACCATAAGTTGGTTGAGATGTACCATTACCAGTAAATACAGCGGTGTATAAACTTGTAGTAAATCCGTATAATGTCCAATCTTTAAATATAGTTCCGTACCCTACTCCGCTTACATAATTAGTACCATTAACCCAATCATTATAATATAACAAACGAATATTAGGTTTGAATTTACTTACCGTTCCGTTATCGAATGAATAAATATAAGGAACCGTAGCTGTGTATAAATTAGGGTATGCGTTTGGCGTAGCACTAAATCCTAATTCATTTGTCTTAGCTTGGTTTATAAAGTCATTGTCTACTTCTATTTCCTTTGTTCCGAAAGTTTCACCTAAAATCTCTTTGTCCTTAGTATTTAGGTAATCTCCATCATCTTTATATTTTAAAGTATAGGTTTTAAAGTCAAGTTCTTGCATCGGCAATACTTCAAACTTTTTACCTATATCTAATTTATCAGTCCAATCAAATACTTCATAATTAGTTCCCGAACCTGAAGCAACACCCATCATCGGATAAAAACTTTCAGTCGGATTGCTTGAATCTACAAATGGTTCTATTATATAGTTATTTTCATCATCCTTGTCAATCATAAAAACAAGGTTGAACATCTTAATAACGTCTTTTAATAAATCTAATTGCTTAACTCCAACAGGTAAGCATTTATTTATTACTACGGTCATCCCCTCGTCAATCTCTTCGGATTGGTTTTGCATTGTGAATGAACCCGAACTTATGGATGAAGATGTAAAGCCACCTGATATTGCTCCTGTTGTAGTTATTGTAAGAGTATAATCAACTAATGTATTAATCAAATCTCCACCATCTAAATATATCTCTACATCTACATTTACATTCCATCCGTAAATTGTTGGGCCTGATATACCGGCACCTGTGTTAAAGTTTGTTTGTGCGATTGTGGTCCATGTAGAACCTCCATCCGTTGACCTTTGAATATATGCACCACCTACAATCGTAGCTGTTGTTATTGTGTTACTTATATTGTGATTAAATACAGGAGTGCCAGCGAAAAGGCTTAAAACATAGTTACCGCTTTGACCTACTGTTACAATACCAGTCGTAGCGTTATGTTGGTTTCCGTTATCGTAATAATTATAAGCAGGAGCAGTTGTTGGTGTTTCTCTTGGATTTGTTAAAGCTACTGTATTTAACCCTGTTGTATAAAAATAAGTACCACTAACTGATGTTATAAATGTTAAAGTCGGAGCAGTAAAAGATTGCGTGTAAAGTGTATGATACCCTACTGAGAATGTCCTATTATTGTATTCTGTTGGGTCCGGTTCTAAACTTTCGTTTGAGAATGGTATTACTAACTTTTTAAAGTTGCTTGATTCTAAAAATGTACTTGTAAATGTCTTACCGGCTTTTGTGAATATTTGTTTTATGATTTGATAAATAGGTATAGCCGGACGCATGTATCTCGTTTCCCAAGTATGCCCAAACATTTGAGATAAATTGTTAAACTGATACTGACCGTAATAAATTAACGGATATCTATACCCATAACCAGCTACAGTATTAACAAATGCTGAACCGTTCCAATTCTTTGGTGTGTTGCTTCCGTTGTATCCTGTTCCGTTCCAATCACCCCAAGAGCGTTGAATAGTTGACCTATCTAATGCGTGGTTAAAGTTATAAGAATAAGGATTAGAGTTTAAGTCGATGTCATCCGCTGAATCATCGTTATTAATTAATAGTTTATCGCCTATTTGTTTAAATAAATCCCCACCTTCGCCAATTAGATTACATGAATAAATATACTGACCAGTTTGAAGATTCATCTCTATTCTAACAATTTGAATAGAGCCTTTGAATATTCTATGCTCGTTTAAATAAACTTCAGCATCTGTTTTTTTATTAGGGTTAAAGGTTTGTAAATCTAAGTTAACATCAAAAATAAACTCAAATAGCCTATCTACTGTTTTAACTGAAGGTAAAGATATTGTCTTACTGAAATCAAAATCCCTAAATTCAGGTGTACGCATATCCGCTACCGCATAGGTTATCTTAATTCCTAAGTCCTGCATTACAGGTACTTCAGTTCCGGCTATAAATAGTCTAGTCATTTGTAAATTGTCTGCGTTCTGTTATTCCTTCGTTTACGTTAACTTGAAGGTTGATTAGTTTATCAATTTTGTTAGATTTGAACTCGTAAGTTGTATCCGTTGGTACTAACTTTTTATAATCCTGATATCCTGAGTTTAAAAACAATTCAGCAGTAGTGAATAAATCCTCTAATGCTAATACTTGAAAGTCCGATAAGTAATTAGATTGTAAAGTATGTGCCTTTTCGTACGTGCTTGATAAAACTTTTCTTTGAATACTTAATGGTGGGCTTTTAGTATAGTTAGTCGTGAACGTACTATTAGTATATGAAGCCTCGAATTTATTTAACTGAGCATTATATGTAGAGCGTGTTACATTGTCTTTTTTCTTATGGTTTCCGTACATATTAATCCAGTCATAAGCTCCGTATCTATTTAAATAATAAAGTGGTTGATTGTAGAATTTAGCACACGTTTCATCTATATCAAAACGTATGGTTTTCGGAGTCATGTTTAAGTTAGAATAAAACGTACACGTATAGTAAGATTCAGTACCTATGAATAAAGGCGATGAACTTACTACAGGCGAAGTAACAGCCGTAAAGCTTGCAGGAGAATTAGCGAATAATTGCGTTAAACTTGCCACACCCATATTAATACATACGTATTTATTTGTAGTGTTATAGGTGTTATTAGGTGCTAATGTCGTATAAGAGTTATTAATGAAATAAGAGTTTAAAGCTGTTCCGCTTGAATTATAAGTAATTAATTTAACCGTTGTAATGTAATCCGCTGGGCTCTGTAAAAAGTAAAGTACAGCATCTTGGTCGGTTTTTACTTTTGTTATAGTATCTAAGTTATTTAAAGCAGTTACTCTATCCGTTCCTACATTAACAAAATCATTCTCTTCGTATATAGCTCGTTCGCTCATATTTAAAGAACCGTTCCATGCTAATACTACATTACCTGTGCTTCCTGTGTGTACTGTTGGCGGAGTTCCGTATACTTCGTTAATGTCTACTATAAACTTTTCTATTCCACCAGTTACTAATTGCCATCCGTCAAGACCAAATGGATAGTAATTTACTACGTGCTTTTCAGCTACTTGTCTTAAATTGAAATAACCTTTAAATGTAGTTGGATGTGGGTCAATGTTGAATGTGTAACTTGTTGAGCCTATTGTTACAACAACTTGAAATGACTGTGAGGTGCTTGTTACGTTGCTTCCTGAGAACTCAAATTCTATATCATTGAATGCAGGGACTATCCGATGAGGCCTCTTGGTTATTGTGATTGCCATGTGTCTAAATTATTTTTAATTACTTTACCGTATTCTTGTCTTATTTTCTGCGCTAATATTTCCTGCCTTCCGTCGTTAATTACTTCAGTAAAAAAGTGATTAGCCTTATATCCGTTCTTTGCTATCTTCCTTGATATTAAAAAAGCCAAAGATTTAGATGCTTTATCAAATGGCATCTTTTTTTCTTGAGCGAATTTACGGGCTATACCTTTTTTCTTTACCCAAGGTAGTATCTTATCTGAAGGCACCGGACCAGCTCCACGACCACCATCAACCCACTTCCAATACTCATTCATTGATATATCCATTTTTAAATCATCCTTTGGATACGTCAACTTGTATTTAATAGAAGCAGCTAACCTTGACTCCTGACCACCTCCGTAACTAACACCTTTATTTTTAAGTGATAATCTTAAGTCATTAACTAACTTAATCGCAAAATCTTCTATTATTTTATTTATGCTTTCCAAGTTCAGCCTCCCAAGCTTCAATGCTTGCTTTGTCTTTTAAATACATTAATCTGTTTAACAATCTCCTTACATTCCACTTCATTAATTCCTCTTCTTTGAATGGGTCGTTGTCCGTTACTATGTTTAAAATGTGATACCATCCGTAGTGAGTTATTAGTTTAGATTTAGTTCTTTCATGTGGTGGTTTATCTTCTCCATCGCTTGTTCCAAATAGGTCTGCATACGGGCGCTCAAGATTGTGGACACTTTGGAATAAAAAAAAACCGCTCCGTAAACATCGTAGCAACTTTTGCCCTTTATTAGTTCAGCTCTTCGGTTTATTTCATTCATTGAATCATCTTTATAGTTCCCCTCCTCATCTAACTTATCACTCTTAAATAAAGGTTTATACATTAAAGCTATTATCTTATGTAGGTTTTGTTCTGTTTGTCCGTTGCTAACATAATGCTTTAAAGATAGATAGCGTGAACTTGAGAACTTAGAAACATCCAATAAAGCCTTATAAGGATATCCATTTAACCAAATGACTTTCTTTACTGGTAGTTTAGGGTTAGGTTGGAATAAAAAGCTTATTTGTTTAAAGTAGTGTTGAAGTTTCCACAAAGGTAATGACTCATAATACCTTCTTGACTTATTTGTTAAATAAGATAATAAGCGTATACATTTGTCTACGTGGTCATCATCCGATTTTAGGATTTTGTGAACTCCTGCCAGTTGTTCTAACTTTATATCCTTGTAATTAGTTGGAATCATATTTATAAATACCTTTAATTTGTTTATTTGTCACAGGAAGGTTACTCGGGTTTGGTCAAGCTTATTTAAAGCGAAATATCTTAATGCTGCTATTCCGTGGTCGTTTATTCCGATGGGTTCTCCTGTTTGCGCTCCAGTCTTGTCCTTAGCCCATGTAAACCCTCTAAATTCTTTAATTACGTTAGTTGAGTCCTCGGTTATGTTAATCTTATACCGTTGAAGTTTGTCGATTGAATTTCTTATTGAATCCGGTCCTTTTTTCGCTCCATAGATATTCCTGAATCCACCTCTGTAAATATCCTCTATGCTTTTGGGTTCGGCTGAATCCGCTATGATGTCCTTATATTTGTCCACTCCTAACTCAATCATCCTCTGTACTATATCGTTATTTGTTAACCTTGTTTTGTAGATTAACTCTTTAACATAAAGCTCGGAATTAAACCTATAAACCGAAATTAAAGCGGTAGGGTCATTCGTGAACCCGAAGTCTAATCCATAACCCAATAACTCAGCGGTTTCAGGTATTTGTTTAACTACTTCCCAGTTCTCGAATATAACTCCGTCAACAACACCTACCTCACCCAATCCGTAAACCTTCCACCAATTCGCCCAGTATGAAGATTCTTTTGCCTTCTCCTTAGCTTTTTCTATTTCTTTTACTAAGTCCTTGTCTAAGGCTTCATTATCTTTATAAGTTAATATAATCATTTCGGCATCCTTGTCCGATAATAACTCCTTATGAACCCAAAACTCCGATGTCGGGTTGTAATCTAAATAAATAAACCGCCTTGTACGAATGGCTAATTGATGGTAACTTTCAAAGGTTATATTGTTACACTCATTAACAAATAAAACGTCTCTTCGTGCACCTCTTAATTTATCCGCTTGGTCCGCTGAGAAAAACTCTATGTAAGAACCATTAACAAAATCATATCGGAGTGTACTTCGGTTAAACTGTTCCTCTCGGTACATTCCTAACCAATCCATTATTTTAATAAAGTCTTTTAAAGCTCCACGTCTTAAGT